GCCGAAAGTTTCCCTAAAAGGTTTCCTTGTCCGTACGCAAGTAGCTCGAAATCAACTCTTCCTCTAATTCGGTCGATTCTACTCCATAGAAACTTTCGACGACACACCGCGGTATCACATTGCTTCCTTGTGCTTGATCTATTCTGTGCAACTCTTGTAAGTGAGCAAGAGTCGGAAAGCAAAATGTACTCGTCTTCCAATTCAAACCAGCCTTTCGCCACAATCTATTTCTTGTCTGTGCGTCCAGCGCATCCATGTACTGGGTTAAGGCCTCCTGATCGAAGTCCAACTCTCCCATCCAATAGTCGTAAAAACTCTTCACCATCGCATACGCTACCGGGTTGGTACCCAAGGTATCATATGCCTGACCTATCGCCTGCAACGGATAAGTTCGAGGGTCGTTCTCCTTATTGCAGACCAGCTTAAGTATTGTCTCATGTGTTGGCTTAAACGGATACACCACTGGGAAAGAGCGGGACGCGGGCTTGGCCAAGATAAAATAGCGTTTGAGAAAAACCACTCCTTTCACACGTAGTTCCCCAGCAGAATCTACCTCCGAAAAGAAATGGTCCATTTCTTCTATCTCTCGAATCACCATGCCAAAATACTTTAACGCATAGGCCGCAAACCCCCTCTCATTTATAAACGGGACTAAATGAAAAGGGACTGCCATCAAATGATCATCTCCGTACAACGCAATCACCAGTATACACAATCGTAAACACCTCACAACCTCTGGCGCAATCCCCGGATGGGACTGCATCACGTCAACGAAGTAAAAACAAAATACCAACGCCAAAATCCATGAATCACCATGTGATGTCTCAAACCCTCCCGAATACATCACCCCTTTCATTAATGTCCACAACCCGGTTATGTGACATGTGAGCTTCACATTTATCCGCTCTGCTAGTAGCGTGAACAACCGATCCAAGAATGCATCTGACTTTTCCCCTGTCGTGGCGAAATACGACCGCCCTGATGCCACATACAGCGAGAGCAACCAATCACGTATATTTTTATCTAATTTTCTCACGTCTCCTGTAAACCACTTGTGTGTTTTCGAAAACGCATGAAACCGCCGTGCAAATTTTTCCGCCTCCCCGTACTTCCATTTCTGACCTATACGTATGACTTCTCCTCGCTCAAACAGCTGCTTCGGCGTCATTATCAACTTGGACAAGAACTGCTGCATCATATTCGGAATAAAGAACTCCCGACATGTGTTTCTCATCTTCTTGAGCGTCTCTTCTACCTCGTCATCCGGTATCTCTGGCAACCATTTCACTTTAAATTCGTTTTTCAGCCGAATGATGCAGTAGTAGTCACTATCTCCTTTATACTTATCGTACAGATCTTCTGCAGCCCATATGTCTTGCAACATTTTGTGAAACTCCGCCGCATAGGCTGGAAATTGATGGAACTTTTTCCCTGTCGGAGTGAATTTCACTCGTGCGCCCTCCACCACTCGCTCATACGCCTTTCCCGGTCGTATTCCCGCTGAAGATTGCATGTTCGTGACAAATCTCTTCAGCATCTCTGGCCTATATCGAAACGGTATCGAGCCGTAATGATGACGAGTCTTCAACATCACTTCTAATAGCGCTAGTGCTTGGGGCAACTTCTTCTTTATCTCGTCGAAGTGCTCTCGGGACTCAGTTTCATTCTGAGAGAATTCCGCAAACAAATCTGCTAATTTGGCTGGGGTCACATCTTCCATAGTGTGTACGATAGGGGAGTATCCTTTAAATTTTCCATACACATGTCGAGAGAATAAATGCTTGTTATACCATTGTCTCGTCTTTGATGGTGTCCCGGCCTCAAACTCGGCATCTAGCAACGGGGAACTAGGCATCGGTCGACCATACGCCGTCATGTATATCTCATCCATCCGATCTATCGCAGGTCGCAACTTAGCATGCCACTTCGGCTCAAACTGTTGAGGCATATTGCGTACTGGAAACGGTGCCCTTATCAACCGATTGCTTTCCCTTTGACCATAGTATTGGAAGACTATCATGCTGCTCATCCTCGATGCAAGTCCAATATCCGTGATTAGCGTAGCTTTCCAAGTGCCATCCTCCTGCTTTACTACATCGTATTGAACACATTGCTGGAGCACTCGAAGATACTGCTCTTCCAGCGTAAGGACTCGCCCTCCCACCACTCTCGGGATCCTCATCACCATATTCTCTACGTGAGGGAACGTCACGACTAGTGTACATCTGCACGTGGGTAAATCATGTCTACTACACTCGCCCTCCCACCGCACTCTGTAATTCGTGTGTCCTTTTGTCGAATTTCGTCGATGTCTTCTCTCTGCCGATAACATTATTCGTACTGCTGGAAAATTCTTAAAAAGTCGTGCAAAAAAATTTAGGTCGCTCAGTCCTATGTATAATCCGTGGTATCGTTTTGACTGTATTTTGTTTATTTTTAAAATTTTTAAATTCTTGATTGGTTCGTGTCTCTTTTATAAGGTTCGTCTAATATCGCTT